AGTAAAAAGATGTTACAACAAGTAAAGCTAATACGGTAAATATAATATTTTTTTTCATTAGTCTTTTCTTGCATCTTCCTTTCCTTCAGATGCTGCTATCCTATCTAAGTTTGGTTCAACATTAAATGCATGGGATATTAAAGTATCAATTTTAACTATTTCATTAGTCATAACATCAACCCTATTTTGTAAACTTCCTATCATACCTCCAAGACCAGCTACTCCGCCTTTTACCCCGTTTAATATAAATTTTAAAATAATAAAAATAAATACACCACCAGATAATGCCCCTGCAATAGGGAATCCAACCTCAGTAAGAAATCTAATAAAACTACTCATTAAAAATATTTATTAAAATTAACATGTTGAAATATATATTATTATAAGTAAATATATTTTAATAAAGAATAAACTGTAGACATGGAACAATTAATTTTACACTTAACAGGAGATTACCTGTTACAAAGTGATTGGATGGCACTCAATAAAATTAAAAATAGTAGAGCAGCCGCTACCCATGCGTTAGTTTATTCACTACCATTTTTATTATTACAACCATCGTGGGAAGCATGGTTTGTAATATTTTTTACACACTTTATAATTGATCGTTTTGCTATTGCTAAATATATAGCTTTTGCTAAAACTAAAATAGCTCCTAATAAATGGTGGCCATCATGGAAAGATTGTTCTGTGAATGGCTATAATAAAGATATACCAGTTTGGTTATCTACATGGTTATTAATTATTACAGATAATACAATCCATTTAATAATAAATTACTTGGCTTTAAAGTATTTATAAAAAAAGCCCTACCTAGGTAGAGCTTGTTATAATAATTTATTAAAAATTATTTTTTTACGGTAGGTTTTCTACCTCTTTTTTTTGCAGGTGGTTTTGCCTTGCTTTTTAGTTCAGCTAATTCTTCTTCTGCCTTAGCAGCAAGCTCCTTAGCTTCAGTAACTAATAGATTGACTTTATCTAGGTGTTTTCTTGCGACTAAAAGGCCGACTACAAAACCTACTACGAACGTTGCGATTAATGTTAACATAAGAAAATTATTTATCTTTACTATCTTTCGTTTTCCAGAAGTATTCGTCAGTATCCCCTAACCTATATTCATAACCATTTTCTACCTGATAATATTCAGTACTAACTAAAAAGTCTGGCATTTTTGGATTTTTGGGGGTTAAAGAATTATCATAAACTCTCATTCTATTATTTGGATATAAAGCGTACTGACCGTTTTCTAATTCAATAACATTAAAAGATTTATGTTCAGCTGGCACTTCAGCTGTTGAATAATCTGCTTGATCGGTATTTACATGATAATTATCTAAAGTAAACATATAAGTACCTTTAACAATGTCATGAGTTCTAGTAAAAACTTCAAAATCCATACTACCAATAAATTGCTTATACAAACATGTTATACCATAATCCATACAATTCCAAAATTGTAAGTTTGGTAAATCATAATCAGGTGTTGGAGTTTCTGGAGAAGAAACAAATGCAGTTATAGGCAGTTTATCAAAAACTGCCCCATATTCAGGTAAAAAAGTTTCAAAGTAAAAAGCTCTACCTGGAATACTTTTTGCAGTTACCCAATGTCCTTCTACAAATTCTCCATGACCGTCTTTTCCATCTCGTAAAAATTCTTTTCTTACGTAAACTTTTGTATTTGGTAAATTACATATTAATTGTGACATTTAATTACTTACTCCGTTAGGTGTTAAAAAACTACTGTTATGTATAAATTCATTATAATATTTTAAACCTTTTATTTTTTCAAAATATTCCCCATCTATAGGTAAATAGTGACCATCTGAACAAAAATGAAAACCTATAGTACCTGATGGGTATGTTGGTACTAAAGTATAGTAATATCTTACTGCATTAAAATATTTTCTTTTAAATTCATACATTTCTTTTATGAGGTCTTTATTATAAAACATACTTTCAGATTGCGAAACTACTATACCTTTTATTTTTAATGCCTTTTTTAAATTTGAATAAAATTCTTCTTTAAATAAAGATGCACCTACACTAAAAGGGTCAGTAGAATCAATAATAATTATATCATATAAATTAGTACATCTTTTAATATATTCAGCCCCGTCTTGATTCATAATAGTAACCCTACTATCTTTTAATCCACTTGATATATTAGGTAAATGTTTTTTTGATATTTCTATAACCTCATTATCTATTTCTACAAGGTTTATAGATTTTACCTTTTTATATTTTACTATTTCTCTAACTATACCTCCATCGCCACCGCCGATTACTAATACGTTTACAGGGTTTTCATGAGTTTTTAAAGGTACATGGGCCAACATTTCATGGTAGTTTGCTTCATCAAATTCGGTTAATTGAATAACTCCATCTAATCTTAAAAGTTTACCAAATCTTTTAGTTTCAAAAACTTCTATATGTTGATATTTAGATTTAACTTCTTCTATTAAATCACCTTCTATTAGAATAGTACTACCATTCTTTTTATCCCAACTATCATCTATAATCATTTACGTTCATTCATTTTATATATAACGGTATCAGCTTCATAAAAATTTTTGCTAAATTCTGCCATTTTTTCTACATCGTACCATTTGCATGAAAATATATCTAAATATGCAGCATTAGTATTATTAGCAAAATGACCTGATACTAAAGAGGTTTCAATCAATTGTGTCATAGAAAACCCTGATACTTTAGGATCATCACCAAAATGAATTACTTGGCATTCTCCAAACATTTTCATATCAATAACATCATTGCATAAGGTATTTACATACTCTTTAATTTTATCTGCATTCCTGATAGTATCAGGATTACAATTATATAAATCTACTGATGTAGATATACCCCATAATTTAGTTTTTATAAATTTTTTCTCGTCCATTTTAACCTCTATTTATAATTTTTGTATAAACCTCTCTACTATTTAATTTTTTTTCTAAAATTTGTTTAATTTTATCACCATCTAGTTTATCATCACAGCTAAAAACATCAACTGCTGCATAATTAAATTCAGGCCATGTATGTATACTTAAATGACTTTCAGTTATAACTAAAACCCCTGTTAAACCATGAGGACTAAATTCATGAAATAAATCATTAACTATAGTTGCTTTACCTTTTTTTGCAGCATCAATAAAAATATCTTTTACTTGATTAGAATCATTTAAAATTTTTGAATCACAATCAAACAGTTCAATTAATAAATGAGTTGCTAAAGGTTTCTTCATACTTTCAATGCCATGTCCCAGATAACTAACTGCAATCTTGGACTAAATTTAAAATTATGCTTTTTACATAAGTTAGCTACCATGGCTGATTTAGCAGTATGTTCATCTCTACTACCACAACAAGGCATTAACCAAACGTTTTCACGATCTACTATACCAATATCAATATATTTTTCAAATAATTCTTGTTCATCTTCTTCTGAATCAATAACAAACTTAAAACATTCACCTCTAGAGTTATGATGAGCTATAACATCAGGTTTATATCTACGCTTTTCAGGGTCTCCATTATTACTCATTTTCGGTGATAAAGTAAACTTAGCATTAAAATCATCATACCATCTATCCAAAGGTTTAAGAGTACTATTAGATTCAAAATCTATATTAGGTATAAATCCAAATCTTTCAACAAAAGTATCCATCCATGATAATAATCTTTTTTGCTGTAATAAAGGTTCTCCACCTGTTATCTTTAATAAAGCTCCTCTTTTTAATTCTTTATCGAAACCATTATTTTCATAAAAATTATTAAGTTCATCATAAGTATATCTATTTTTAATAGACCAAGATACAAACGAATCACACCCATGAGGTGAATCTTCTGATGCAAATCCTTGACAAGTTAAATTACACATTGCAAGTCTCATAAAGACAGAAGGCCACCCGACATATTTACCTTCACCTTCAACAGTATAAAATACATGATCATCGCTTAAAGATAAAATATCACCACTCATAGCTTAATTATAGTATAGTTCCTTATCATTTTCAACATAGAGTATTATATTTATTATAAAAAACATAATTTTTTAAAATAATATTTTAATAAAATAATTTATAAATATTTTTATATGTCAAAAACATCAACTACCCGTAAAAGGGTTAAATCGGTAAAGAGACAAGTACCATTAAGTTCTATCTCTGATATAACAGTCGAAAAACCAGAAAAAAATTGGGATTTAGACTTCAAAATAAATGAAGATTATAAATTAACTAAAAATCAGGTTAATTTTTTAATTAAAACTCTACAGCAAGATACACGAATGTGTATGGTAGATGGTCCTGCAGGTACAGCCAAAACATATCTTGCTGTTTTAGCATCATTAAAAATGCTAAATAGAAAACAAATAGATAATATAATTTATATAAGATCTATAGTTGAAAGTGCTTCACGTAGTATGGGAGCTTTACCAGGGGAATTAGAAGAAAAATTTGCACCATGGTCAATGCCTTTAATTGATAAACTAGAAGAAATTACTACAGCTGGTGCAGGTAGTAATTTAATTAGTAAAGGCTATATAAAATGTATACCGGTTAATTTTACCCGAGGACTAACTTTTAAAAATTCATGCGTTATTATTGACGAAGCTCAAAATATGACTAATTCAGAACTAACAACAATTTTAACTCGTTTTGGGGAAAATAGTAAGTATCTTGTAGTTGGTGATAGCTATCAAGCTGATATTGGAGTTAAAAGTGGTTTTAAAGAAATTTTTAAAGCTTTTGACGTGCCAGGGTCAACTGAATGGGGTATTAATAATTTTGAATTTACTGCTAATGATATTGTTAGAAGCGAAGTTCTAAGATTTATCGTTGATAGACTCAGTACTATTAAGTAATTCTTTTAAAGCTTGTTCTAATCCAATATTAGCAACATTTTGTACCTGCTCAATTTTTTTTATTTCCGGAGATGGAGGGGCAGCAACTTCTAACATTTTTGTTAATACGTCTTGTTCTAATTTTACTTGTTGAGGATCACGTTCTCTTATTGATGGTACACCAGTAGATATACCTGTTTGATTTATTGAGGTTTTATTTACATTATGCTGATATATTTCACCTAACCCCATGATGTTCCTTCAAATGGATTCCTTAAGCCTTGCGTAACTTTACTATTCAATGGAGGTGTTCTAGGTCCTTGTTCATTTTTTACCTCATCATTTATAATAGCAGTTGCTTGTATTTCTTTTTCTTTTAATTCATGCATACTATCTAGTTTATCATCATTTATAATTGGTTCTACTTGTTCTTGCATAATTTCACTAAGTGACTTTTCTTCTTTAACCTCTATATGACCTTCATCCTTAGTAGTATTTAATAATTCTTCATAAATTGCACTATTGCCTTCATGCTCCCATACTTCTACTTTAATAACTCTTACACGATTATTAGTTTGTTCTGTAACAAACTTATTAGCATTTTCATATACCCATTCAGCAGTTCTTTCAATACCAACACCTTTATCTGCAATACGTAAATCAATCATACCTTTTTCTGACATTAACTTAAATATACCTAATTCTGGGTCATCAGCAGCTACTACAGTTGTATGATCATATTGCTTTTCTAAAATATTTTTAATTTCTTTACAACCACCAAAGTCATAAATCCAATTTTTATCATCTAATTCATCTGCTGTAAACCATAATTTACATTGTAATCTATAGCCATGAATTAACTTGCAATGACTATCTGCTCTCCATTGACGAAAGGCTGTACTACCCATCGGTATAATTTTTGTTGATACATATCTCATATTATTATTATGATATAAATTTAATAAAAATCAACTTTTTTTAAAATAATAGTTGACTTTTTAAAAAATTAATATTAAAATATCTTTAGATAGAGAGAAGGGACGAGATAATCATCTATACTTTTTTATAATTTGTTCGAAGCTTACTTCCTCGGCGGCATCTGGGATTTCTAAACTTTTTTGTTGTAATCTTAAATCTTTAGCAAATCTTTTAGTTCTTTTTTTACCCTTTAATGATCTTACTACAACTGTTCCTGTTTTTGGATCTTTACCTATAACTTCATGGGTAGCACCTGCACTACCTAAGACAATATCATCAATTTTAAATTTATCAGCTTCTTTATTTAATTTCATTAATATTTCCTTGGGTGATAAATTTTCTTGTTTTGCCATATTTTGAATAGCTTGTTTTAACTCTATATCTGGAGTTGTTTGTTTAATTGCAGTTTTAGGTAAATCTTTAATAAATGATTCAATTGCTCCAGAAGTTAATTTATCATTATTTGCTGCTATTAATGATTTAATACCGCTTAATTCTTCTTTATCATACTTAGTTATTTCACTAATAGAAAAAGCTAAAGTTTTTAAATCATTAATAGTTAACTCATCTCCTAACATAAATTTAGTATAATTATCTTTTAGTTTTTTTGTAGTTAAATATTTTTCAGTTTTAGGAGCCTTTAGTTTGATATTATTATCAATTTCAGCAGCAGCTTTATTTCTTAATTCTTCTTTAGCTTTTTTATCAGCTTCAGTATCTATAGTACCTTTTTCAATTTTATCATTAACTGCATTATAATAATCTATATCTTGGGCTGATATATTTTTTTCTTCTCCTTTTGCATATGCATCCCAAACTTTTCTGTATCTAGAATCGTTTATATACGCATCATATTGTCTAGTGCCTTCTTTAGGTTTAGGACCTTGTTTCCCGCCCTTTTTACCACTCATTAAATCTACTTGAGCTTGCTGAGCTTTTATTTCTTCTTGTCTAGCTTGAGCTTCAGCTTTTCTTTTATCAGCACTTAAAGTTTGTCTAGATTTTTTAAGATCTTGTGCCATTTGTTTACGTTTCATTCGTTGTTGTAATCTTTTTTCCCTACCTGAACCAAATAAGTTACTAACTATACTACCAGCACCTTTTGCTACAGCTCCAAGACCTCTACCGGTAGCTGCAACTCCTCTACCGGTAGCTGCAACTCCTCTACCAGCTGCTGTTGCTGCTCCTAAAGCTCCTCTGCCAGCAGCTCTACCTGCACTAACAGTATTATCTGCATAATTAGATCTTATAGGTGATGTTTCTTGAAGATTTTTTTTAAAGTTACCTTTATTATATACCTTTTCTATAAGTATATTTTTATTTTTAAGATTAAAAACTTTTTCAGTTTTTTCAAATAATTCTTTATCGGTCATTGAAATATTTAATCTATATGGTATAATAGATATATGTCTAGTAAAGTAAAAAATTATGAATGGTTAGGTGATGATGTAAGTGAAAGTGAACTAACTGGTGAAAAAGATGTTATTGCTAAAGAAATAATGGGTGAAGAGTATAGTAAAGGTTATTTTCCTCCTATTAGAGTTTATGATAATAATGTTAAAGCTGATAGAAAATATATTTCATCATTACCAGATTTGCAAAATGGCCCATCAAGTTTAATTCAAGGAGCTGCAGTACCTATTCAACAAGTAGGTATACATAATTTTAGATTACCTCTAACTTATAAAAAGAGAGATGGTAAGACAATCAATCTTGAAACGAGTGTAACTGGTAGTGTGAGTTTAGAAGCTCATAAGAAAGGTATTAATATGTCACGTATTATGAGAAGTTTTTATGACCATAAAGATGATCTATTTAGTATTGATAATATAAAAGATGTATTAGAATCCTATAAAGAAAATCTTAAAGTATTTGATTCTCGTATAATGCTTAAGATTTCATATCCTATTAAGCAGAAAAGTTTACGTAGTGGTTTAGAAGGTTATCAATATTATGATGTGGTATTTGAGGGTGATCTTACTAAAGATGGAGATTTTAAGAAATATATACATTTTGACTTTGTATATTCATCAGCTTGTCCTTGTAGTTTTGAATTAAGTGAGCATGCTGAAAAGTATCGTAATCGTGCTACAGTACCTCATAGTCAGCGAAGTGTAGCAAGAGTAAGTGTACGTTTCAATGATATGTTATGGGTAGAAGATCTACAAGAATTATGCTTAGCAGCTTTACAAACTGAAACTCAAGTAATGGTAAAAAGAGAAGATGAGCAAGCGTTTGCTGAAAAGAACGGTTCATATCTTAAGTTTGTAGAAGATGCAGTAAGACTTCTATATGATAAGCTTAATAGTGAATCTCGTATTAAAGACTTTAAGATAGTAGCCTCACATAATGAAAGTTTACATAGTCATAATGCTATATCAGTTATAGTAAAAGGTGTTGAAAGAGGATTTTCAGCAGGTGTTGCTAGAGATGTTTTTGAAACTACAGGTTTAAGATAATTAATCTAAGTTTCCTTCTTTACTTACATCTATTAAACCACCTAATTTTTCTATAAATCCTTTACCTACAAGAATTTTATAATCATTATCTTCTCTAGAACCTATTGAAAATTTAGTTTTAGGATAAACTTTATTACCTATTTCAATATCAAACTCTACTACTGGTCTATTATCAATAGTAGCCTCTCCATCTGGTCCAGAACCTACATTTATATCAATAAATTCTATTACCGGTTTTTTTAATTTTTTATTATTAACAGTATCAAATGATACTTGAGATCTATTTTCATTAAATGATAAATTAATTCCATGCAATACATTGTAAGCTCCGTTACCACTATCAATTTTAGCTTCTACAGGACCCAATTCTTTAAATGTAATTGTTTCTATTAAACCGAGAGGTTTATTACTTTCATAAAATTTTTTAAAAGTTATCACATTATTATTTAATGCTTACTAGTATTCTTTACATCCTGTATATCTTTTCTTATTACTTTAGTTAGTTTTGCAATTTCAAGTAATGATTTTCTTGCTCTAGTTCCAGCTGCTGCAATACCTTTTTCATTAAATTTTTGTACTTCTTGAGTAAAAAAATTGAATTGTTCAGTAATAGTTTTAATATTCTCTTCATTCATAATAATTTATTTATATACATAAGGTTTAAAAACTACTTGAATAATGGATATAAAATATTATAATATAATAATGAAACGAGTTTTAGTTATTGCTCCCCATGCAGATGATGAAGTTTTAGGGGTAGGGGGTACTATTCAAAAATATATTGAAAAAAAATATGAAGTAAACGTTATTATATGTTGTAAGCGTAAAGTAGATAATAATATTGATCATATTAATTGTTTAAATATTTTAAAAGTTAAAAAAATATTTCATTTAAATATGAAAGATGAAAAATTAAATGAATATAAAAATGAACTACTTAAAAAATTAGAAGATTTATATTATGAAATAAAACCTAATATAATATATATACCTAACAAAAATGATTTGAATCAAGACCATAAAACAGTTTATGATGTATGTGAAGTAGTATTGCGTAGATACCAGCCTGATTCCCCTGAAATGATTTTTTCTTATGAAACACCATCATCAACTACACAATCATTTAAAAATAATTTCAAAATAAACTGGTATGAAAGTATATCTAAAAAACAGTTAAATAAAAAAATAAAAGCTTTTTATCAATATAAAAATGAAATAAGAAAATACCCCAACCCTAGAAATGATAAAGGTATAAAAATATATGCAAAATTTAGAGGTATGGAATGTAATAGTAAATATTCAGAGGCATTTAATTTAATTTATAGTAAAAAATGAATACAGTTTGGGATAATGTAGATAAATTTGAAAGTCTAATTGCAAATTATGCAGGTAGTAAGTATGCAATTGCAGTTGATAGTTGTACTAATGCTTTATTTTTATCTTTAAAATATTGTAAAGAAAAATTAAAATTAAATCATAATTTTATAGAAATACCTAAACAAACATACGTTTCAGTACCAATGCAGGTTATAAATGCTGGTTATAAAGTAAAGTTCGTAGATAAATCTTGGGCTGGTTCATATAAGTTAGGTAGTTTACCTATAATTGATTCAGCTCAAAAATTCGGTAGTCAAATATATGAAAAAGATACATTTTATTGTTTATCGTTTAATTTTAAAAAAATACTATCTACCGGTAAAGGCGGTATGATTTTAACCGATGATATAAATGCTTTTGAATGGTTTAAGAGAATTAGATATGATGGAAGACCTTCTATATATTATAATGATATGTTAGATTTACCGGTTGAAGATATAGGTTACCACATGTATATGACCCCTGAACAAGCGGTAATGGGTATACAAAATTTTTATGCTTTAGATAAACATAGAGATTGTAATAGTTCTTGTAGTAGTCAGTATAAAGTAGACTTATCTAAATTAAAATGTTTTAATGAAAATAATAGTATCTT